AAATCTATATTAATTCTTTTTTTATTTACTTTTAGATTAGATCTATGATATAATAAATATGAGATATGGAAGTTTTGCAGAGGAAAAGTAGGCATTTATGTTTACTTTTTTTGTGTTTTAAGATATAATTGAAATGAGATAGATACTATAGAAGGAGGAGAGTTGTATGTCAGATAAAGAATTCATTAATTCCATATTAGTTGATGAAAATGTCGATGATGAAACTGCATCATTCTTATTGAAATATATCTCTTCTTGGATTAATGATAAAGGTATAGATATTAATACAGATACGATTAAGAAAATGAATGAGAATAAAGATCTGATCGATAAATTAAAGATCTTATATTCTAAGGAAAAGATAATAGATACGGTTGAAAGAAAAATAATCCTTTCAAATATAGCAAAGGGTAGTTTTACGATCGAACAAGCAAGAAATTCTAAAGAAGGAATAACTTATGTTCAGGTAGAACCTACATTCTCAGAAAGGATCAGTGCAATTAATGCTTTGAATGCATTAGATGCAATTGCTCCTCTTGATGGTAGTGATAGAATAATTATTATAGATAATATTACAGAGGAAAACGCTACATTTGAAAAGGAAGGTGAAGAGAATGGAGAGTAATAAATTATCATTAACAGATGTAATTGCTCCGGTATATAGAAGACTTCACCTAAATAGGAAGAATCACGTTTCTACTCATAATTTTATAGAGGGAGGAAGAAATAGTGCTAAGTCTTCTGATGTTTCGATCGAAGTTATTTTAGATATGATTGAAGATCCGAGAGCAAGTGCAATGGCAATAAGACGATTCCAAAAGACACTTGCTTCTTCTGTTTTTAATCAGTTTTTATGGGCAATAGATTTTTTGAAATTAGGTAATGAGTTTACCTGGACAAAATCTCCATTGCAAATACGAAGAGTTGGTACCAACCAGACTATAGAGTTCGCATCTCTAAATAGTCCGGAAGATTATAGAAAGATTAAATCCTTCAAACCAGGACCAGGAACCTATTTTAAGGATGTAGTCTATGAAGAGAGTGATGAGTTCGATTCATATACTCAGATCGAGCAAACGAATCTAACACTCATGAGGGGTGGACCTTTCTTCAACATCTATTATGTGAGTAATGCTCCGTTTAATAGAAATCATTGGTACAGTGTTAAGTCTAGAACCAAAAGACCTGATTACTATTATCTTCATACAACCGTATATGACATACCTAGGGAATGGACTACAGATGCTCAATGGGCAGATATAGAATTCATGAAGGAAAATAATCCTGAGGAATATAAACATAGGATCTTAGGATTACCTGGTAATAATGAATTGAAAGTCTTTACTAATATTTATGAATATACTTATGATAATATTGATGATGATGTAATTAGAAGATGGGACACATTCGCTTGTGGATTAGACTTTGGTTATAGACCAGACCCCACAGCATACGTGGTATGGTATTATGATGAAGTTCATCAAGATCTATATGCTATAGGAGAGAAATATGAGATTCGATTAAAGACTCAGGAAATATACGATCGAATAAAAGATTGTCAAGAGGAAACAGGAATCGATGAAAGAATTACAAGTGAAATAGATCAAAGAATAATCGATGAATTATATGATATGGGATTAGATATAGAAGCAGCAGAGAAAGGACCTAAATCAAGAGAGTTCGGAGTTAAATGGCTTCAGAATCTAAATCACATTTATATAGACATAAATAAAACTCCGAATATCTGGAGAGAATTTACTTCATTTGAATTCTTAAAAGATAAATATGATAATATCACTACAAAGACTCAGGACGGAAACGATCATACCATAGATGCTACAAGATATGCATGCGAACAGTTCTGGAAACATTCACATGTATCTCTATCAAATAGAAAGGTATTTTAAGGAGGAAATTATGGAAAGTATTATAGTTGCTGCTATAACAGTTTTAGTTCCTTCTATTACTACTTTGATAACTAGCAAATCAGTTAAAAGACAAGCTAATAAACATTCAGCTAGACAAAGTATTTTGCAATTAATATTGGAAGATCATGTAAGATCCCACGAAAATAAATTACCTGAAAATAGACAGGCAATCTTAGACGAGTATGATGAATACGTTAAGAGTGGAGGAAATTCTTATATACATGGTAAAGTTGAAGAATATGAAGAGTGGTATAAGGAATTAACAAAGAAGGTTCACAAAAATTAATAAATATGATATAATTAAATTAATAATAAAGGAGGAAAATAAATGATTAAGATATTTAAGAACACTAATATTGCATCCTTTACTTTAGACGAGTATAAAAAATTATTTACTCAAGTTTCTTCCGTGTTATCAAAAAGACAAGATCTACACGAAAGATATACTAGAGGAAGTAATGATTCAACAACTTTATATGATGGTAAATCATTAAAGGTTCCATTTGAAAAGTTTATCGTAGATCTTGCTACAGGTTATCTAGCAGGAATTCCTGATTATACGGTTAATGTTCCAAGTGAATTAGATTCTAAAGTTAGAAAATCAGTATTTGAAGAAGAAGTTCTTAGTGATGATATAATCAATGAAATGAAATCAATCATCGATTATATTACTCAATACAACGACGATGCAAGTGAAGTATATTATCTAATTAAAGATCTATTACTTTATGGAGCATGTTATGAAGTTGCTTATGAGAATGAGCAGAATGAATTAATATATACAAATCTTGATGCTCTTAATACAGTTTCTATTTGGGACACAAATACTCCTGCTAATTTATTAGCAATAGTAAGTAAATATACAGATAAAACTGTAGAAGGACAAGATATAGAATTATATAGAATAGTCGATCGAGAAGGAATTAGAGTTTACGAAGTTAATGGAGATAAAGAAATCAAACAAGATACTTCTTTATCAAAAGAACATTATTGGAACGATGTTCCGGGATTCGCAGTTGAAATAGATTTCTCTATAATTGAAAATAGTGAAGCATTCATTAAGACTTATGAGAATCTACTAGAGAACGTTAAAAACACATATCAATATAATGATGTTGATTGTAAAATGAAAATATCTGGTTATAAAGCTCAAAATAAATTAACTATTAAAAATGAAAAAGGAGAAACAATTATTAATCCTGATCGAATTAAAGAAGACGAATATGTTCTTCAATCTAGAACATTCTACACTGAAGAAGGTGGAGATGCAGAGTGGTTAATCAAACAAGTCGATGCTTCAGGAGTGACAACATTATTAAAATATTATGTTGATTCAATATTCCAATTATCAGGTATACCTAATACAGCAGATTTAGCATTTAATAGTACAGATCTAAATGCTTCAGCAATAGATAGAAAATTCTATGTTATGAATATGAAAACTCAAGACATAATTTCTAATCTAAAAAAAGCATTATTAAGAAGATTCGAACTTATATTTAATAGAATTAATTATAAGAAAGGAACAAAATATGATTTCAGATATATAGTTATAGATATTCCTAAGAATTTACCAAGTATGACTGATGAAACAGTAGAACAAATGATTAAGTTAAATGGAATCTTATCAGAAGAAACTATTATTGAAAAACTTGGTTATGATTATGAAACTGAAAAAGCTCGTAAGGAGGATGATTTAGGTGCAGGAGATAACATGGACAACTCTAACGAAGATGATGAATCAGGTGAAGAACAAGATGTCAATAAGACAAAGAATCGTGATTCAGAATCTGATGAAGGAAATGAAATCCCTAAAGAAGAATCAAATTCTGACAAAGACGGAAAAGACGGAAGCTCAGAAGTATAATGCTGAGCTTTATTCTTTAACAGGTTTAAGATTCAAATGTAATACTATAAGAGATTATTATTTAATCAAAACATTATATGAATTATTATCTGTTATTCAAGATCCGGTAGTTTTAGAATATTACGACGAAGTATTAAATGTATATTATGATAAATTAAATATAGAAAGACCAAAATTGAAGAAAAAAGTTATAGACAAAACGGTTGAAGGTTATTATTATAACTACGGATTCACCGAAGGACTATATCAATATTGGTTAAAATATTACTATCCAACTTGCTTGAATTTTGTATCATTCCTAGCAATATATTCCGGAGAAGAATTACCATATACGGTATTTCAAAATACTACTACAACTGCTCTTAATAAATTAACTCATTTCATGGAAGAACAATCGATCGAAATGGTTAGAAGTATGATGACTGATATTGAAGAATTATCAGAAGAATATAATTTAAAGATCTACTTTATTTGGAGAGCAACCGAAGATCGAAAAACTTGTAAGATCTGTAGGGGATTAGATGGAAAAAGATACAAATGGGCTCCTAATTTAGCTCATCCTAATTGCAGATGTAAGTTGGAGGTAGTAATAGATGAAAGGTGAAAAGATACTTAATATAATAGTAATTGTTTGGGTAGTAATTGTGATACTTATTTTAACATTTACAATCTATAATTTATATCATTTATCTAGATTTGGAAAATGTTATGACTCAGAATTCACATTAAATTATTGTGAATATTATAAAGATTATTAGGAGGTGAAAAAATGGACGAAGAAGGAAAATGGGTGACTATTAGAGGTAGACATGTTTTTATTAAAAATGGACAAACCGTTTCTGAAGCGATAAAAGAATATGAAGAAAATAAAAATAAAACAAGTACTACTTATTATAGAGGATTAACTCAAAAATACGATCCTAATTATGATAAATCAAAATTAGATAATCCT